CTGAAACGGATATTATAAAAAAGTTTGTTGATTATGCCACATGCCAGGGTAGTAAATCAGCTAACATGTATTATATGAATATAACTAAAATGACAAATAAAGCATTAGAGTTATTAATACAAGTTAAAGAAGGTAGTCCATTGCGTGATTTAGCTAATATTATGGAACTTGGGTATATTCAAATGTTAGAATATAGGGCTACGCAAGCAATTGAACATGGAATGAATCAAAAATTACCTTACAAATTTATTTATAACTATGCAAAAGAAGAAGTAAATAAACTTGCCGATAGTCTTAATTTTAATAAAAAATCATTAAACTCATGAAAGAAGTAATTAGATATAGGTGTGACCATTGTAATGAAGTTTTTGCAAATAAGAGTTACACTTTAAAACATGAAGAAATATGTTATTGGAATCCTAAAACTAAAAGTTGTATTAATTGTGAAAACTTTATTCCAGAATCACAAAGTTCTGGATACATTAGGATATGCACAAAAGGTATTAACTTAACTAAGAAATTAAAAAGTGCTTGTATTAAGCATAAAGAAAATGAAGAACAATAAATGTCAACAGTATTTATCTAACAAGTATAATAAATAGAATCATTCTAAACTACAAATTCATGCAACTTTAATTATTAGATTTCGTTATATTTGTGAAACTAAAAACTAAAGAGATGAAAATTTACAAGATTACTTTGAAGATTACAGATGAGAATGGTGTTAGATTCTCTCATGTGTATGTTAAGAATAATGATACTATAGCCGCTATATATGCTGCTAAATTGAAGTTGTGTAATAACAGATTAGGGCTTAAATCTGATAACAAGATTACTGATCTTAGTAAGGCGTTGAATAAGCTGCCTGGTGTTAAGGTTGAATTGAATAAGGTTGAGTGTTATAAATAATGTATAGTTGTATAAAATGTGATTACAATTATGCAAAAAAATTAATTTGAAATACAGACTAATAAAAAAATATTGATTTATTTTTAATATATAAAACAAGATATTATGAATGAGAAAATATTAGCATTTAGAGAAAAAGAAAAAGAAAAACAAGCTGAATGGGATAGAAGAAGAAGAATGGATGAATTAGAGTATGAAAGAAAAAAAGATTCATTTGAGAAATTCAAAAGAAACAACCTAAGAAATGCAACTGTTAAAGATTATGAAATCTGGCTAAAGGAATGGTTAGTTGAAAATGATATAACTCATTATTACAATTATAATTATCCAAGCAATAATTATATTGCAATTAGAAATTTTGTTTTAGATGTAGGATATTATGGTTCACAAAGTTTTAATATTATAGTGCCTAAAGGTATTAGTTACGAGATAAAAGAGCTAGGACATTGCAATATATATGATATGAATGATATAAGTTGCATTGGACATTGGGTGCCTGCATATGATAATGTAAATGTTGAGTAGTATAAATAACGGTCGGCAATATGAAAAGTGCCGACTATAACGAACTGAATTATCAATTTAAACCAAATAATAATATGAAACACAAATTTTCAATAACCAACAAACTAAGGCATTTTTTATATTGCTTGTTATGTTGCGTTAAATTTATAGCAGGTTGGATAATGTGGGTAATAATATTTCTGTTATCACTATTATTTTCGTTAATAACATGGAATTGGAAAGAAACAATTGGACTTGATATGGAAAATGCAATAACAGAAATATGTGGTAAAAGTACATGGAATTGCATGATGCTTAATGCAACATAACAAAAATATATGCCGCGTTTCAATGCGGTATATATCTAATTATTTGTTAATTTTAAATCTAACAATTAAATTGAAAACGTTGAGATATGAACAGCCTAAACAAAGTCATCAAAAAGCACAATTCTAAGGCATGGTAGAGTTTAATGATACAACTAATGAATATCATTGCTCCTCATTTCCTGATTCATTACCGGCCCATATTGTTGATTATATAGAATGTCATTATGATGTTATAGGTAAGGATAGATTTAGTGTAACTTTTAAAGATAAATGATATGAATAAATCACTTCAAATGGCCTATTACAATGGCCTATGCAAAATAAATTATATCCTAGCTAAATCTAAAGAGGGTAGGAGTATTATAATGAATCAAGCCGTGTATATGGCTAGTAGTTTTTCTAAATTGTTTTATAAGAATCATGTTAAATATAATTGATTAAATATGAACGTAGATAAATTAAATTCATTTAAATGCTTTTACTATGGATTATACAATAAGGATTTTAAATCACTAAGATTTATTTGCTGGAATACATTAATATCATTTTTGGCACTAATAGCTATGATTTTATTGGTTTTAAATGGATAAGAAAATAGATGCACTCAGAAAAGTATTAAATATTGGAGCAGCTGCTTTTGAAATACAACATGCAGTAAGTATGTCATTTGGATACTCAGGGCCTAAAAGCTATATTCATAATCTTTATTTAGTAGCAAAAGAAGAAATAAATAAAGAACATCCAGATTTAAATAAAATAGATGTATTATTTGCAATGATACATGATGAATTTGATATAAAAAAAGGGGGCTAATTACCCCCTTCTTCTTTCTTATCCTTCGGCTTGTGCTTTAAATAGATTTTGTAATCTTCTTTTAAAACAATTTGTCTGTCTTTTACTTGCATTCCCTTCCAAGGTTTCAAGCGTCCAAAAAATTCAATAAACTGCTTTTCTGTAAACTCTAAACCTTCAATATTAACTTTTTTACCGCTTAATTCAATTAGCTTCATTACGATAGAATTACAGTTGCTGCCTCTAATGATTCGAATCCTTTTAAAGTCATGACATTGGATGGCACAAAATTAAACGTGTAAGTTCCAGCTGCGAGAGGAGTTCCAAAAGCAAATGTATATGTACCATCACTATTATCAGTAATAGTCGTTGGAGTTTGTTCAACACCAGCCGCATTTTTTACAGTCCAATCCTCTCCTGGTGTTTCGCTTGCTCCAGGAACGGCAGTGCCAGTTCTATAAGCTTCTGCTTTAATTATCACTTCTGATAATGTTGGAGTTCCTTCTTCGCCTAACAAAACATATTCAAGTCCATTAAATTGACTTGGAGAAAAAGATAATCCAGATACCACAGATGGGCTATCATACCATGTTTTTGGATCTCCTAATTCCATTACAATTTTACATTTCATCGCCTCCCCGCCTTTAACAGGAGCATACTTCTCAACTGTAAAATTTTCAAGATTTACACTAGCAAAATGCTCTACATCGCTAACTTGCTTTGATATACCTTGAATGAATTCATTGTCATCAACAAATATAACAGAGCATGGTTTATTAGAGTGAGATACAAGCTGCTTGAATCCGTATCTAGTAACCTCAACCATAGCTGTATAGATTGTCTTTCCATCTCTGATAAAGACCCTTGATACTGCTCCCTCGTCATATTGTGCTTCTTCATTTTCATTGTCAACATCCATCACACCTCCAATTGGATATAACCTTGCTGCTGGCAATTCTTGAAGTTGTTCAATCCATTTCGACTCTACCTTTGCATCTGCATAGGGAATCGACCAATTTACAGGGGCTAATATTGGTTTTACAATTAATCCAAAATCCCTGCAAAAATTCTGAGTACCTGTGTTTTGCTTACTGCCTCCGCATAATACCGCATTATCATTTGTGTATGCCATTTTATTTACAATTTAATTCTTTTACAAGTAAATTATTAATATTAATTTCTATAGCATCAATATAATCATCTTGAAGATTAGATTGTCCCTCTTGACTACCCCAATATAATCTATCAATTTTTGTATATGCAATGTCCTTTTTTCTTAAAATTGAAAACTTCATACTTAAATGCATTTCATTAATAAAATCATACAATAATGGATATAATATATTTCTAAAATTTCTATCATACCTATCATCTGCTTTTATTTCTGGCATTGTCAAATTAGCAATAATAAACGTTGGACTAATAGATGCATAATTTTTCTCATCAGGATTAATAGCCTCTTCAAAATCTTGGAATAAAGCTATCAATGGATATTTCTGATAACTATAAATTCCTTTATTCTTTTTGTTAAGCCTATTAACGATTTCAATAGGATGTCCATGCATATAATATGGTGCTTTAGCTTGCCATGTATTACCAGAGAAATCTAATCCAGTATCAGCATCAATTTCGAATTGAGTAGAAGTAGGGGAAACAACAAGATAATCAATATCATTTATTGAAATAACATCATCTTCTTTTAAATTATTATCTGAAATAAGTGTATATCTTCCGCTTACTTCACTTGATGAAGTAATTAATGCGGTTTCTCTCATTTCATTAACAATATCTCTAAAGATATCTACTATAACAATGTCTTTAGATTCCATAGACGTTAATTATTTCAGTTAGAGTATCAAGAGGTTCATAATTTGAATAATCAGATTCATTTGCCTTTAAGAATTTTTCTAATATATCATTATGCTTAACCATGCTATTCCAGTTATCAACAAGTATTCTTCTTGGATCTATTCTTGTTGAATTCTCAGAATTGCTAGTAACTGCACCTATACCTGTAAACGATGTATTATTATTTCTAACAAACCAATACATTATATAATAGGCAATTGGTGAATCTTTGATAATATTATTAAATCCTGACCATTTGTATTTAATATCTTCATATTCAAATTCTGCACCATCTCTTAATTTAGTCCATTTTTCAGCTGGAGTAGGTAAACTTATTCCAGTTTCAAAATCATTTTTCAAATCAACTCCTAAGACATTATTAAGATAATCATGTTCATAAAGCGATATATGATCATTTAAATCTTGCAAAACTTCATCTTTAAGATTTGGTATTGCTGTTATTCGCTTCTGAAAATATGTCTTATCTATTAATGCCATTGCTTGTTAATTTTTTGGTTTTGGACCTCTTTTCTTTGGTTCGTCACTTTTAGAATCATCTTTCACTTGCGTAATAATTTCAGTATTCATTTCAGAACTTTTCCTGTTTTCAACTAATTCTATGCTATTACGCTTCATGTATAATGATTCCTTTTTTAAGAACGCCTTAATCTTTTTATCGTCACCTTTTAATATTACTTTCATATTAATTTAATTAAAGGGGGAGATGATCTCCCCCAGTTATTATTCAGGTGTTTCCAATTGCGTTTTAGCAGAACTAAATCTATCATAGATATACCACTTAGGATTATATTTTACTAAGTGAATTTCCTCATCTGCCAATACAACAACTGAATTAGTCTTATTAGTTGTCACATCTTCCAAGAACTGAATAGACATTGTTGTATAGTCTTTAATTTCAATATTCTTAGCAGAGAAATCACCAATCAAGAACCATCCAGCAGGAATTACAGGAATTGATATAATTGGAATACCATCCATGTTTAAACGTCCGGCAGCATCACGAGAAACACCAACATAATGAAGATCATTACCTTTTAGTGTTCCAATTCGTCTTGTAGTTTGTGGATTAACAAAAATTGCATTTGCATTATAAAGACCGGCCTCTAAAATTGAAGCTGCTGCGCTTAATACATCAAATTCCTGCGCTCCATCAACTGACTGATACCAATACGAGGTACCTGTTCCTGTCCATGCCGATGTGTCTGCTTCAGCTACATATGTGAGGTTGATTACAACTTTAGTTTCATCAATCAATAATATATCTTCATGAGTTGCGTTATAACTGGTTTCTGTAGCATCTGCAATAGTTAATTTATCACCAGATAATAATCCATGAGGTACAGCAAATGTAATTAATGCTTTTGTGCCTCCATCATAAGATGCCACACTTGTAATATCAGTTGCTACATAAGCACTAGGCGTCAAATCAAAAGCTCGAGCATCAGTGATAATACCATTTAGATTAGTTCCAGAACCATCACCATGAAGAATTTGGACATCTTCTTTAAACATTAAAGCATCTGGGACCTGGGCTACTACGTGATCAATAATTGAGCGAGAACGGCCTCTGAAATAACGCTTTGATACATTCATTGAAACACCAAGTCGCACAACAGAAGAAGTTTGCTCTAAAGATTTAAATGATACATCAGTTACTTCTTCGTTTTCAGTTAACATCTGAGTCCCAAGAGTATAAATGTCATTATAATCCTTTACCTCAGGATATGTGATTTTCGTTTCATCAGTTGAACTTGTTGCCAAATAATCACGCATATGAGGTTGCATTCGCGGAATATCACGAATATTATCAACAGGCTCAGTTACAAAGATAGTGCCTGTATGATCAGAAGCTAATCCTGTAACTTTTGCAGCATCCATTTTAGGCGTTGCTCCCTTCATATCTGTATTAGCCCATGAATTGAATTCATCGCTATTCATAGCTTTTTCCATCAAATAGGAAAACTGCTGCTTTCTAGTCAACTTGTCAAAATCTTTCTTTTCTTTTTCCGTCATGTCAATATTCGACTCCTTCAATTTCTTTACTTCGATGCCTAGATTTTTCAATTCATCAAGTAATTCTGCATGTTTTTCATGAATCTGAGTCTTCACTGTTTCCTCAATATTCAAATCTTTTAATTGATTTTGAATATCATTTTTGAATGACTCATATTCTTCTTTAGACATATTGCCTTTCTGAGCCGCTTCAATTTTTTCGTCGAAATGTCGTTTTACTTCTTCAACAATTTCATTTACTGTTTTATCAGCCATTTTAATCTGTTTTTAATTTGTTTAATACTTCAATTATTATTTCATTTGCCTTTTCTTCAGTGGATTTCTCCGGCTGATTTTCATCAGTGGATTTCTCCGGCTGTTCTTTGGCTGTTTCTTCTGTTATTAATCCAGTAGTATTATTACTTCCAAATAATACTAAACTACTTTCAAATTTATTCTTTGCTTGTTTTATAGGCCAGAAATATAAAATTTCATCTTCAAAATCTTCTTTATTGGCTATTTCATTAATGTATTTATCGTAATTAGATTTGAATTGCTTATCTTCTTCTTTATTACTATTGGCAGCAAACATCATATCAACATATTGCATTCTAACACTTGCTTCGATAGCATCGCCGCTATCTAGCCATTCTTTAGCTGCCTTATTGATTATTTTATCCTTGCGAATCTTATATATTAATGCTTCAGTATCTCCTTCATATGGCTTTCCTAATAATGCAAATGGAATATTAGCCGTAAACATTTCAATGTATTCGCGTTTAGCAATAGTTTTATCTAATTCAAGTTTATGATCAGCGACTAAATAGACTTTACCCTGTTGTTCTTTAACTGTTTTATTCCAAATACCATTAAGATGTAAATCTTTATGGGAATCTAATATTTTTGTGGTATTAACAGCTATGTAATAATAATCTGAATCAATGGCTAAATTTTTAATTGAATCAGATAATTTCAATGGATCTATTGGTTTTGCAGTCAAGGATGAACCTTTTTCGCATGATTTATAAATCTGCTCTTTCTTCCTTGTTATAATTTCTTTATGAACAGACCTTAAAGCGTCAAACAACGCTTCTTTTGTCTCAAAATCCTTATTTAATTCACTACAATGTATCATTTCAATATATCTTTATTCAAGTTCATTTTAGATATGTTAATTTGTTTAGCATTGCTAATTTTATTATCACTCCATTGTTGATTACAAATAGCTATAGCCTGATCTTGCGATGATCCTTCATCAATAATAAAAGAAATGCATCTATTCATGAAATCTTCCCTTGATTCTCCGTTATTTGGTGTTGGTATTGGCATAACTTATTGTTTTATACAAATGTATATATTATTTAGAATTATTCCAAATTAGATGATTTATTCATATTAATTCCCAATGCAGATAATTGTTCAGGAGTCAAATCCCATATTCTATTATCGCCTATTTGCTTATCATCTGGCAATCCAATAGCATTAAGCCATGTATTATATGTAATTGCACCTCTATTAAATGCCTCCATCATTGATTTATTTATTAGGCTATTGGCTGAAGCTTGCTCTCTCTTATCTTCTTGTAATACGGATATGTGCGACCAATCAGGCACATATTCCCATCCATAATTACGTAATTTAAGCCAATCATTCAAATCATTAATAAAATCATTAAATTCAGGGATAATTGCATTCTGATATGTTCTTTTTTCTGCTTGTTCCTGATTTTCAAATGTTGATCCAGTCAAATTATATCTGACTACATCATGTGCTATTTTATAAGCATTCGCAATACTCATTGCATCAGTTGCAATTGTTTCAAATATCCCAAGTTTTCTTATATCTTGATCTACTGTTGTTACATTTACAACCCCTTCGGCTATTAATGCCTGCTTTTGATTATCTTTAAGACCATATTCATCAAATGCCGCCTGTATGTTTTTCTTTTCAGTTGGGCCAATCGGAACTACTCCTGCATCATCTTTTCCAGCAGTAACTATAAATCTGGCACCCATATTATTTAATACATTATTTTCGCCCTCATATGCCAATGAAATATTACTAAGTGGCCTATTTAAAGCCTCGACCCTAGACCTTCCAAATACAATATCTTCTTGCCTATCAATTGATATATTGACATCTTTTCTATGCAATATTTCTTCAGGTTTCCATTTTGTATTAGTTCCTAATCCATTTAACCCCCAAACCCATTCCTTAATTATATCATTTGTATTAGTTGCACTGAAATATTTCCCTGTTAATACTGCACTCATATATTGAGGCCACACATTCCACATTGTTCCAACCGTAGTAATATCAAATCTTTCAAGAGGCGAATTACCGTAAATAAATGCATTTCCAAATAGCCATTTAGTAACTAGATAATTAGTTAAAAATTCCCATCTGCTGAACAATGGATTTGGATGATCAAATAAATCGAAAGATTTTGTTATTATATTATTACTTTTAAGGGATTGATTCAGTAAAACATTATCGCGCGTTATAATTTCGCCTGTTTTAATATTTTTGAGATTGACTTTCCCATTAGCTAGGTAATTAGCTCCTGTTGTTATGACAGAATATAATACAGGATTTGTATTAAATATCTTTGCAATCTCCAACATGGTAGTAGTATTAATCCATATTGGCTGATTTGTATTTATTGTAAATATACGTCTAATTGCATTTGTCTGAGTACCTTGAAAAGGTATTGCTTTACTAGCATTATTTTTCTTAAACGGATTCCAAACCATTTTATAAAAATATATTTTCCCAAAAGTAGTAATTATTTAGAATAAATACAAATAAGGCAGTTTTATTAATTTATATTGATTCTTAATAGTATATTTAGTTACTTTGGAAAAAATAAAGATAATGGACGATATAGATTTAAGACGAGAATTTGAAAAGGAAACAGGCAAAAAAGCGGTAGTGATAAACCAATATACTTACCCAACAGAACAATACGAAGAACGCAAAAGATTAGCACCAAGTGTAAAAGATATTTTAAATCGTTGCTAACAAACATTATTTATCTGGCTGAAAAAATTTGTTTATAATGACGGCAAAATTTAATTAATTATGGGACTTGAGCAAAAACTATTTGAACATAAGACAGATTTTTATCGCATTTTCAACGAAGCGATTAAAAAAGACGGTGATTTTATTACCGCAGGAGGTAAATGTAGCCACGATGATTTAATTAAATCACATTTGAGAGCGTGGGTTGGTAGTAGAATATATGGCGGTAGCGCATCAATGGTATTTTATGCCGAAGATAATGAAGCGATAAAACTCATAGATAAGTTAGCGAAAGAGTATTTCTCTTAATGACATTGAAATATTTAGTTTCTTTGAGAAAATTTATAGATATGGCAAAATTTACACCTACAAGTCTAACATTTGCACGTTATCAAATGTGCATGGAATCATACAAGAACTGCATTAAAGTTTTAGATTATGAAACTGGCGCAATGTGGTTAAGTGAAGCATTATATTTATTGAATATCATAATAATAAGAATTCAAAATGTGCTCTAAAGTCACGATGTGCTTACAAAAGGCTACTGAACTTTTGATTTATAAAATCACATCTAACAAATGTATGTAATTAATAAAATAAATAGATATGAAAGGAAAATATTTAATAACGACTGATAATTGGTTTTTGGCTCCAGATGGCAAACAGTATAAAGCAATTTGGGGCGATGTTGAAATTATTGAAGATTATTTTCTTGGTGTTAAAACAAATAGAAATTCAAGTAATTGGTTTGCTAAAATTTCAGGAAATACTTTACATGTAATTATAGCAGGATGTCAAATCCACTATGCTATTCAATGCAATAACAAACCACATGATGATTTTACTGAAGATTGGAGTAGTGATTATAAAGATATTTTATTAGCAAATAAAGTTCCAGGTATTTACATTAGGCCAAGCATGATATATATTCCTGATTGAGATTAATTATTGTTTACTACGATTAAAAATAGAGAGTTTTTTATAGCTCTCTTTTTTAATTAATTAGTCTAATATCATCAGGCAATAGACACAAAATATTTATTTAACATTTTGATTATTCAGAATCGAATAAATAATAGAATCTATTTCGTAATATTTTAGACAATCCTGCTATTGAATCAGGCGCATCATCATGCTTTACTTTGCCAGTCTTTAAATATCCAGTTAATTCTTTCATGAATTTACCATATTCAGATAATGAATCATATTCTTTTTTGAAATATATATTATTCATTATCCAGCCAGATTGCGCCCATATCCGTTCTGTCTTTTTCGTTGTGTTACGAATCCCAGAAATTGAAATATCTGGTAATCTTTTTCTTAAATTTCCAACAAATAAACTACCTTCTTTATTATTTTCAACGAATAAATAATCAATTTTCAACTCCTTACATTTAGCCACTATCTGATCTTCTGTAATTGTAAGATTTTCTTTTGTAAATATTACATCTATTAGAAAACATTTTTCATTTATAATCTTTACTATTGGCATAGATAACGAATCTTCCCCATCATCGGCAGTATCTACATATGCGAATGTAGGTACATCTTCTATTTGGTCATTTAATTTTTCAAATCTTTTTATCTCAGATTCTGGAAACATCAAGCCTTCTAATGGCTGTGGATTCTGCATGTATTGAGTCTGAAATACATGAGATGTTTCAGGACTCTTTTCAAGCTTCTTTATTTCCTCCATTGGCATTTTCCAAGGCCACAAGCTTTCTCCATCTTTTATAATTGGATAAATCATAAATCTTGCTTTTGGATCTCCTGCATAAAGTTTCATGAAATAAGCTTGTGCATCTTCCGTACCTGCTCTTTGTTGTATATTGATTATTGGAGTATCAGCACTATTCTTCCGGCTTAATACTGTATTACTTATTACTCTTGTTACTTTGGTGTTATTGGCAGTTAGATTTTCAGCATCATCTGTTTTATTAATATCATCCATTACGATACAACCTTCAAAATCTCTCAGATAATTTTCTAATTCTTCATTGTGCTCTATCATTTGCCCAGCTCCAAAACCTGTTATCTGACCAAATATAGTCGCCGTTTTTAAGCCCCCTCCTTTATTTGTTCTCCATAGATTTTTTGCTGATTGGTCTTTTTTTAGCTCAATCCCATACATGCGCTTGAAATATGGATGTGACACTATATCTCTTATTCGCGTTGATGTTTCAGATCTTAATTCATCAGATGCTGTAATATATAACCAATTTGAAGATGGGTTTTTACTTATTCCCCTGGCTATGAAATTAACCGCTGCAAGTTCTGTTTTTGACATCCTTGGGGCAATTGATATGCCCAAAAAAGATAATGTATAATTAGATACATCATCTAGATTGTTACACATGTCTTCATGGTGCCAGTTAACAATAAACTTAGTACCTCTTAAAATTCTATACCAAAATCGAGTGAAATATAATAGTGAGTTATCGCATCTGTATTTTGCGATAGCCAATTCTTCATCAGTTAAATTATCAAAATCTCCATTAAATAGACTCATCTAATTTTTTATCTATTGCCTTTGCTGTTTTATCATCAATTACCAATGCTCTCATACTTCCATCACTACTTTGATGATCTAATGTTGTTTTATCGCCAAACATTTTAGGATAATATTTAGCTGCTTTCCATTTATATGTTTGAATTATTACATTTGCAACAGATGGTTCTATTTCACCATTTCTAACTTCTTTTATTGTTTGATCTATTTTATAATCTACATCTTCTGCCTTATCTTGGATAGCATTTACATAAAGGTTAAGTAATTCTTCATTTTCACGTTTCCATTTACACCATGTAGGGAAAGATGGATATTTTTCATTTGATTCTAATGCTGTTTTTATATTCATTCCATTTTGCACTAATTGGCAAACTTCTTCG